AGCTTCATATGTTAATTCTATATTGCTAGCAGTTATAGCGAAATCAGTTCTTGTTAATCCAAAAGTTGATCCCTCTGCAAAATATGCTGTTCTATTATTACCGTTTTCAATATTGCCCTCTACTAATGGAGCAGGTGAAACATCAGTATCTGTAAACGCATGTGATGCTTGACCTGTGTAATTTGTCACACCACCCATTATAGCAGTTACATTACCAGGCAAGTCTAAAGGAGTTTGAATAAATTCAATTTCCTCTTTTAAAGTTTCATTATAAGACAAAAAGTCAATTGATTCTACATCTTCATCAGTTGTAGTATTTCCTAACAAGTCAATTAAACCATTATAAGAATCAACCTCTACTGCATCATTATTAAATGCACAGAATAAGCCAGTTCTATCAGTATCTCTGTTTATAATAGTTTCTATAAATATGTTATTTCCATTTGTATCTCTGAAAAAAGGAATAAGTGAAAGACCTTCATAGTATTCTAGAAGATTAATATTTCTATCATTAGCAAAATCTCTTACTCTTTCTTTTATAAGACCATTATTATTGAAATAGCTACTCCATCTGTTATCAACCGCTAGTGATTGGTAATCTGACCAATCCCCACTTACTAAAACAACATCTACTAGGTAGTCTGCTGCGTAGTCTTTACTAGATACATATGGTGGTATTCTATCTTCTGACCCGTACCATTCTAACAAAGTTCTATCAAATCCACTTAGTCTTGATTTAAAAACGAATGCAGTTACTGTCTTATCAGATAGGTTTGTTAAGCTAAATGCTCTTTGATTATCATCTGTTAAGTTTAAGAAAGATTCAGTATCCCTTCTCCAAAAGCCTGTTGTGTCGAAAACTCTTCTATAAGGTCCTTCTTTCAAAACATCATTATTTGTACCAGCAGAAGCTGACAATGTTTTAAATTTAATTGTGTCTAATTCGTCATTAGTTGAGAGTAAATTCAATGCAAAAACTGGTGAAGTTTCTAACATCTTAGAAATCGTTCTATGAAAGAATGATCCTTTTCTTTCCATACCTCTGTCTATTTGTCCAAAAACTGATTCTAAATCATTTATATTTGTCAATCTTACTGGTGTGTTAACTGGTCCTTTTTTAGAAGTACCTATAACGAGGTTAGTTATCCCATCTACTGTTGGTGATGAATTTACTGACTGATCAAATTCTTCTATGAATATACCTGGTCTTTTGTACTTGCCAATTTGAATATTTGCCATATTTTCTATTTAATTTTTTTATTTAGTATATATATAAAAACTAAAAAATGACATTTTTTCTATTTTGGATAATAGCTATTTAATTTTAGATATCCAATCTTTAATATCTTGTTCTATATTATCCATTTTCTCTTTGTGACTTTTCTCTAATACAGGTAATTTTTTACTAGCATCATTAATATCTTTTTTAATTTTAATTATTTGATCATTGACTTTGCTTATTCTATCACTTATATCTTTTGAGATATCATCACTAGCATCTGATAGTCTATCCTTTAGCTCATTTTTTTCTATCGATTTATCAGTTTCTCTCTTTTTTAACTTCTCAATACTTCTAGTTATACTAGCTATACTAGAGTAGCTAACTAGAAATGGATTTGTATCTTTATCAGTCCCAATTACCTTATCTAAATCATCTTTAATACTACCATTTTCTAAATCTTGATAAATTTTATCTATTTTTGATTTATTAGAGTTATAATATGATATTTGTGTCTTTACTCTGTCTAATTTTTCTTTAGATAGTTTAACATCTTCACTATCACTATCCTCAACTTCAAAATCTTCTAAGAATAGTTTATACTTTTTTAAATGTTTCATTTAAATTTTTCTTTTAAATCTTTATAGTTTTTAGAATCCATTGGTCCAAATGCTGTTTTCTCTAAGTCAGTGAACTTGATGGGTTCTTTATTATTATCAACTAATTGAAATATATTCCTAACATCTTTCAAGTCTTTAAAGTTTTTAGCTATAGTTCTTTCATTATTTGTGTTAAACATATCAATATTAACTGCTGCTACTTTAATATCAGAACCAGGAGTTATATCAAATAAATCTCTATCCATCTTACCAAAAAACATTGGTTTAGGTCTTAATTCAACATTTTTTATCTTACCAGCTTTAATATTATAGTCTTGGTCTAAGTATTTAGAAAAGTTTAAAAATGTTTCTGAATACTTAACATACACATCTTCATCCTCCACTTTAATAACAATAAGGTAAAACATTAATTGCTTTCCTAACAACATACCATATATTGTTCCTTCTGTATCAGTTATTTTACTAACCTCTTCAAAATAAGTGTCTATTACTTCTTTATCAACTTGTGTATTATCTTTAACAGTAGTTTTATCACTATCTTGTGAGTCTTCATTATCTTTACCAACTGTTATGTTGTCAGATCCTATTTTCTTAGGTATTACATCTATTCCAAAGTATTCTTTAAAAAATTCACTTTGAGCATTTCCTTTATAAAGCTTCTCCCCATCTAGAAGTTTCTGTATAAAACTAAGAAGTATTTTACCACCACCTTTAACCCTTCTACCATCACCCAATTCTATTTCAGTATCTTTATCAAATAAAGCTTTATATTTATTATCCCTAATAATATTCTGTATCTTATCCTCAAATTTATTGAATACTTTGTTTATTATAAATGGTCCACCACCAGGATTATCTGGAGTTCCTGCATTAGATCCTAAATTAGTATACCTTCTAAACACATTATTAGAGACTTTACCACCACTTCTACCAGAAGGTATAGTTTGTGTTGTATAAACCTTAAAAGCCTTGTTAAACAGCTTTACTATGCTTAATATTGGATCTATTTCAATTTTTTTAATATCTTTTGTAGAATTCTCAACAATATCTTTAATATCATCAGCCTTACTCTTGTCAACAATCCAATTATCTAATACTACGTTTTTATAAAAGAATTTTTGAATTTCTTTCCCATTCGTAGATTTTTCATATACCTTCATAAAGGCATTATATTTAATTATTTTGCTCTCGTTTTTAGAATCTATGCCTGTATCAACTATTCTCTTAAATAACTTATTAAACTTCTTAATAGAACTACCAAAGTCGCCATCTAGTTCTGTTTCTGGTATGCCCATTAATTTTTTAGCAAAATTTGATATCTTACTAGCTATAGACACCCTTTCACTTTCACTAGAATCTATATCAGCACTTTCATTAAATTTATTGCTAAATTTTTTGTATGCTAATTGAAGCTTTCTTCCTAAGTCAATCCAGTATTTTTTAGATTTGCCATCACTATATAGTTTTTTTAGATTTGTTAGAAAATTTTTATCTAGCTTAATGCCATTTTCTTCTGATACTAGTTCTTGTATCTGCTTACTTAGCTTAATGTACTGTTTGTGTTCTCTTGACATACCTTCTATAGCTGCATCTTCATCACTAACTTTATTAGATACGCTAGGTACTCTAGGAACATTTTTATATTCTTCTTCAAGTTCTTCTGCCCTCTCTAGTATATCGGTTATTATGTCTATTAATTTAACCACCTCTTGATGATCTAAATCTGTTTCTTCCTCTGAATCATCGCTTTCAGTTTCAGTTTCAGTTTCATCTTTATCCCCATCATCATTAGTAGAATCACTTTTAATATCTTTTAAATATTCTTCAAAATTAAGAAGACTTTCTTCTAATTCTTTTTTAATACTAGCTCTATCGTTCTTAAATTCATCCATTTCAGATATATAATCTAAAAGGTTCTCTACATTTTCTTTTATTTTACTTATAGACTCTTCATTGTCAATTATTTCTTTTAGCTTACCCAATAAAAATGATATTTTAAAAAAGTTAAATTCATCTTCTTGCTCACTTCCCTCTATAACACCAGATGCTAACAATATTTCAAATTCACTATCTATGCCTTTAGCTATTGCCTCAATCCTATTAACATTATAATTAACTGTAAATCTCCTAGCTATAGAATTGAACATTCTACCCACTAATGAATCTCCCCAATTTATGTCATTGCCCAATGGTCCTGATGATCCACCTGACATGTCAAATGCTTCACTTAAGTATGTATTTTTTCTTTTTAGGTATTTCATATATGAATTTTTTTATATATATTAAAAATAAAAGACTTGTTTTATTTCTTGATGTCAATATATTTGTTATATTTGTATCAAACCTTAAAACTATTATTATGATTATTTGTATAGATTTAACAGAGATGAGAGATAAAGAATACAGAATACTTCAAGATAAGTATCCTGCTTTATCACCAGATGGTATAAAAAATGCTCAGAAAGCTGGGTTTAGTAAAGTATGGATAACTACGAAGGATGAAGAGTACAGAATAGTTGCCTTTACACATCCAAAATCTTCTAAGGAAGTTTCAGTAATTGATATTGAAATGTTTTTGGAAACTATACAACCAGAAAATTTCCAAGATATTGAAGAAGGTATAATAGATAGTCTTGACACTGACGAAATTCTTGATAAAATATCAAGATTAGGTATAGATAAGATATCATTAATTGAAAAAGAATTTCTAGACAAAAGCCTATAAGTACTGATGTTATTTAGTACATAAAGTGATAAAAAAAAGCCAAAATAATATTATTTTGGCTTTTTTTATTATATTTTTTTTAATATGTTAATTTTTATCCATAAAATAGATTTTAGATAAAAAGCAATATTAAAATGATAATATATAAAAGTGTAAATTAATAACAAGATGAAATTTAAACAGATTACTTACAAAGATAAAGCCTATAAAAATATTGATACGATAGTAGAGATACTTAAAGAAGAGGAATTCTATTGGTTAATAGACTCCGAAATTTCCAACGCAGTTATAGAAATAAGAAAGAATACTCTAATATGGCATGATGGTGTTTACCTAAGTGGTAATTGGCATTATGGTGTATTTAAAGGGGGTGAATTTTATGGTAATTGGTTAAATGGAATTTTTGAAGATGGGCTTTTTAGTGGTAAGTGGAACAGTGGATTAAGAATATAAGAGTATAAAAAATAATAGATAGCTATGAAAAAAAGAAAAACTTTGGTTAAGATGAATTTATCAGATATAGTTTTTAATGATAATATAGTATCTATTTATAAAACAGAATGTGGTTATTTCTTTGAAATTGGTGAACAAATAACAGATGATGTAGCAGAAGCAGTATCGATATTAATGAAAAGGGTCGATTCAACAGATAGTATATGGAAAACTAGATTGGACGATTTTAAGAAATATTCAGTAATCCCAGAAAAAAGTTTGTACTGGCTATCAGGTGGTCAAAAAGAATGGGATACACTTGTAAACTACAATAAGCCGTGGTGTGAATCATATATACATTTTCAAGAAAAGTTTGGAACTATGATAGTTGAAGCAGTAGAGAATTCAAAGACATTAGCAGATGTAAAATCTATATTTGAATATGAGCTAAATTTACTTAACATATATGAATTTGCACTAAGCGAAAGTCTAATAAAATGAAAATTTTATATTAAATATATTTATATATCATGATGTTGCATGTTTTTGTAAGTAAAAAGGATTTATTTTAACTAAAATTCTATACAAGCACAAAATTTATATTATAATATCTATATAGTCATGATCTTGCATGTTTTTTAATTAATATATAGATTATGGATAGAGAAAATAAAAAAAGATTAGTGTGTAATAATCCTTGGTGCAAAGCTCCCTTTTACTATGATATTGATAAAGCAATAGAAAAAGATGGAAAAAGTGTATTTCCAAAGGAATGTAGTAAATGCAAAAGCTTTAACTCACAAACAAGTGGTGGAGTAACATGGGAAGATAGAGAATATGAAGATGAACCAAAGGGTGGTGGACAAGAGGAAATAAGGTATACTGAAACTAATAAATATAGCAAATAATATGAAGGCACATTTTTTTGACATTGATACACTTATTAAGATAGATAATTCAGTATGGTTAGTCTCTAAGAATAAACCTTCGATACCCATCATTAAATTAACTGAATCAGAATTCAATTTAATAAAAAAAGGTATCTATAAGAAATATAATTCTATGCTTAATATTGATGATGTTGGATATTGGCTACCAGAAAACCTTTACAACACACTAAAGATTAAGAGTAAAAGTATGAAGTTCAACATAACTGACCTATCATTCTCCTTACAAGAATTTATGAATACAAGTATTATAGAAAATTTAGACTACACTATCTATAAGAAGCATTTTCAGCACCTTAGAAACAAAAACGATGATATATACATAATATGTTCTAAAAAAAGTAAAAGTAGCTACAAAACGATTATAGATAGCTTAGAGAAGGAATTGTGTGATATGAATCTAGTAGTAAAAGATTATTACTTTCTATCAGAAACATTTTATAATAGAGATAAAGATTATATCTCATATCTAAAAACAAGACTCTTATTACAACATTTGTTCGGTTATAAAACTGATGGTGACAAATTTACAGATACAGTTGTTGAGAATTATAACACAGTCCACTTTTATGATGAAAATAAAAAATCTATTGATTTGGCTATTAATATAAACGATGTGTTTACCACAATAATGAGTAATACTAGCGATGATATAAAAAATAATATCCATGACATTACGAATAGAGTAGATAAATACGTTATGGTTAGGGAGGTAACATATAACCAAAGAAACATCTTTAAACAAAAAGATATTCTAATACATGCTAATAATTTAGTGAAAACTTTTGAAACATTTAAGTACTTAAAAATATAATTACTTCTTTTTACCCTTACTTTCTTTTTTATTATCACCTTCTTTCATCATTGCTCCTTTTATAAGGTCATTTAGTTTTCTATTATCAACAATATCACCATCATCTTGTGAATCTTTCGCTTTATCAGATTGTGACTCTAAAACCTCTGAATTTTCAATATCGTCTAATCCCATATCTGTTCTTAGATCTTTATAGAACTTTTCTAAGTCAGTTCTTTGAGTGGATAGAAATTTAGAGTTTTCTCTAACTTGTACAATAGTCTGGTTAACAACTTCGTGCATTCTAGCTGAGCTTTCCCCATTATCAATTTGGCGTAGTTGGTTAAGGAAGTTTTTTCTAGTCATTTTAGCCAAGAATATAGCCTCTGAATATACCATAGCATCTTCCTTCATCTTATTTTTTATATAAGGATGTTGTTTTAGTTTTGGAACATCACTTAGGTATAAGTCTATAAGTGAACTTAAAACCTCCACTGATTGCTGTGATGATGTGCTTAAATCTGCATCATAATCATACAAGCTTATCTCACCAAGGTCTGGTAAATCTTCTGCTTCTGCCAAATGTTTTGATATATCAAAATCATTATTCTCCCCTTGTATTTGATCAAATTCGTCTTGTATCCTACTTTTTTCTTTATCTGTTTTAGACATAGAGCTGTTTTTTTATAATATATATAAAAAAATAAGTCGCTTATGGCAAAGATTAAGAAAGAAAGACAAATGGTATTTAGTAGTGAGAACGTTACCGAGGCTACTGATAAGATAAATGATGGTATAGTACTAAAAAGGTTTCAAAACCCATGGCTTAAAAATGAAATAGGGTTAAGAAGATCAGGTCTTACATTTAAGATGACAAGTGCCGAACAAGGAGAATACGTTAAATGTGCACTAGATATACACCATTTTACCGAAAAATACTGTAAGGTGAAAAGAGAAGATGGTTCTATTGGAGCAATAACACTTAGAGACTACCAAGCTGACATATTAGATAATTTTGTTGATAATCGATTCAATATATTAATGGCTAGTAGGCAGGTGGGTAAGTGCTTGACCTTCAACACTTTATGCGAAATTAAGAGCAAGGAAATTAGAAAAGAATATAGAATTGGTAAACTATATTATCATATGCTTAAACAAGAAAGATCACTAACATTATTAGAAAAAATAAAAATAAAATTATATGATATTTTATTCCTGTTAGAAAAATAATTTACCTATTTGATAGGAAGCCAACAACTTTTTATATATAAAAGCATATAAAAAGAAAACAAAATAAAATTATGATAATAAATGACAATAAAGAAACGGTAACATGTAGAATATGTGGTGAGCAATGCAAAAGAATATATGGAAAGCATTTAAAATTTGCACATAATAACATGACTACTAAAGAATATAAAGAATTGTACGAAGGTGCTCCTATAATGGCATTATCAGATAAGGCTAAGACAACAATTAATGGTGGTAAGCATATGAAGAAAGAAAAGTATAAAAAAATGTTTGCTGAAAAAATAAGAGGCACAAAAAATCCTAATCACAAAAAAAATACAACTGAATTAGAAAGAAAATCAAGAAGTCCATTTTCAAAGAATTTTTCAAAATATGAAGGTGTAGAGAATATAGAGGAGCATATAAGTATTTTTGCAAAGGAAGCTATTAAGGATAGAATATCAGATACTACTTTAGAATACTATTTACTGAAAGGTTATGATGAGGAAACATCTAAAAAGATGCTTAGCGAAAGACAAAGTACATTTTCTCTAAAAAAATGTGTAGAAAAACATGGTGATGTTGGTGGTAAGAAAAGATGGCTAGATAGACAAACACTTTGGCAGAAAAATTTGGCAGAAAATGGTAATATGAAATGTGGCTATTCTGAAATATCACAAGACTTATTTAAAAAGATAAGTAAGATTTATACAGATAATGAACTAAAACGTGTACACTATGCAATAAAAAATAAAGAGTTCTTTATATCAGTTAAAGATGTAGGATTTTTCTCATATGACTTCACTGATAGAAAAAGAATGAAAATTATCGAATACAATGGTGATTTATACCATGCAAATCCTAAAACTTTCAAAGAGAACGATTATCCACATCCTTTCTATAAAGAAAGTGGACCTACTGCAAGGGAAATATGGGATAAAGATAATTTAAAAATAAATATTGCTAAATCAAAAGGATTTGATATTCTAATAATATGGGATACTGAATATAAAAGCAAAAAAGATTTAACTATTAAAAAATGTATAGATTTTTTAAATAATGTATAGATAAAAATAATAAAAAAATGATTACACTTCTTAAAAAAATATTGATTGAGTTGATAGAAAAATCTATTGAGTTGATAGAAAAATACCAATATAGAAATGTATCATTGGATGAGGATGATATTTCTAAAAAAATATTAAAATCTATATCTTTAATAGATATTAGAGTAAAGACTGATACTGGATATGAGGCAGTATCTGAGATACATTTAACACAACCATTTAATCATTATAATATCAAAACTATTGACGGTCTTAGCTTAACTTGTGCAGATAATCATATATTATTTGATGAATATTTTGATGAAGTATTCTGTAAAGAATTAAAAATAGGCGATACTATAAAGACCAAAAATGGCAATAGTATTGTGAAGCATATAAAAAGGGAAGATTATAAATCATCTATGTTTGATTTATCGGTAGACCATCAGAATCATAGGTTCTACACAAATGGAATACTTTCACACAATACTATATCTGCTTCTATATTTATGCTTCATACAATACTATTCAATAATGATAAAAACATTATGATTGTTGCTAACAAGGGTGATACATCAGTTGAGATTGTTGACAAGATAAAATCCATTTATTCATTACTACCATTTTTTTTAAAACCTGGTATAAAAACATGGAATCAAAAATCACTGACATTTGACAATGGTTGTCGTATTAAGACCTCTGCTAGGACAAAGACTCCAGCTATTGGTTTTACTATTGATGTTCTTTATTTAGATGAATTTGCACATATTCCTTCAAACATAATAGAACCATATTATACTGCGGTTTTTCCAACAGTATCTGCAATAAAAAACTCTAAAATAATAATAACATCTACACCAAATGGTATGAATTTATTTCATAAATTACTTACTAATGCAGAACGACCAGCTGGTGACCCACAAAGAAATAACTACACACCTATGAGGGTTTACTGGTACCAAGTCCCTGGTAGGTTTGTTACATATATAAGGCTTAATGACCATAAATTATACGAAAACAAAATAGAAAAGGATAATGTTTTTAATCAAGTACATAATAAATGGGGTGCTGATACTAAGGTCGAAATGAGTTGGAGTGTTGATTTACAAAAATATGTAATCGAGGTCTATAATAATGATTATTGTCATGATGAGGATGTTGTTGGATTTAATATAAAAACACCCGATGGCAAAGAGATATCTATACTAGAGTTAGCAGAACTTACTACATGGAAGGATGAGGCAATAAAAGATATTGGTGGAGAAGATGCTTTTAACCAAGAATACGGTCTTAGATTTGTAAATGCTAGTAAATCTTTACTAAGTGAAAATATTATAGACCATTTATTGAATAATAAAATTCTTTATGAGTGGGAGGAGATATATGAATTTGAAGATAAGCTAAATTTTTCCTATGAAAATTTAAAATGGGTTGATGATTATGATATATACAACCCTATAAAAAGAAAAGAATATAAAATAGTCTTATCAATTGACCTTGCAGAGGGATTAGGTCAAGATTTTTCTGTTATAAACATATTCAGAATAAGTAATAAAAGTAGAGAGGTCATAGATATACAAAAAGAAAAGTATTCATCAATAAAGGATTTTTTCAAACTAGAACAAATTGGGATATATCGAAGTAATATAATATCTATTAAACAAATGTCAGAATTGCTTTATATATTAGCTTTTGAATATTTTAATCCAGATAACCTTAAAATAGTTTTAGAACTTAACAACTATGGAAATACATTACTAGCAGAACTACCTCATGTTTTTGATGGTATTAATGATTATGGTTCTTCTGTATTTGTTAGATATAAGCACAGAATAGATTCACCAGAAGAAAAGGTAGGACTTAAAGTAACAAGTTTAAAAAATTTACTTATAAAAGACTACCAATCTCTAATGCTTAGTAAATCTTTCTCAATAAATAATGAAGACACCATAAGGGAAATAACCACATTTGTAAAACATACAACTAGTTCTGGCAATATAAAATATGCAGCAGATAATGGAAACGATGATTGCGTTTTGCCAAACACTCTTATAAAGACTATAAATGGTTATAAAAGAATAAAAGATATCAAATTAGGTGAGTTGGTGTTAACACATTTAGGAAATTACAAACCAGTAACAAATATATGTAAAAAAGATTTTGATGGTGTTATGCACAGAATCAAATTTAGAGGCCAACCTAGCTTAGATATAACATATAACCATCCTATATATGTTCCAAAAAATGACTACTCAAAGAAAAATAGAAAGAATTATAATAATTATCTTAAGCGAGAGTGGATTTTACCAAGTGACATTTCTAATAAATCTAGGTGTGTTGTTATAAAATCACCTCTATATACTGGTGATGTTAATAATATCAAATATCAAGAATTATTTGAAAGGAATAAATATTCTCCGTCATCTAATTTTAAAATAAAGGAAATAGAACTAGATAATAATTTTGCTAAGTTTTTAGGCTTATTCTTAGCAGATGGTAACAGTTATAAACCATCTCATAATACTTACCGAATAACTTTAGCCTTTAATGATAAAGATTTAACTCTTATTGATGAAATGAAGGATATAATAAATAACTGGAATTTAAAATATCATGTACAGAATAGAAATAATTGCACTACTGTGATATTTTATAATAGATTCTTATGGGAAATATTTTCTAAATGCTATGATGAAGATAAAGAGAAAATATTCCCCGAAATGCTCTATAACAAACTAGATAAAGAGAAAATGTCCCTAGTCCTAGATTATTGGATAAAGGGAGATGGTTGGCTCTGTGAAACACCTGGTAAGACTAAACATTATATAGGATGTTCAACTAGTTTTCAACTAGCATTGACTATGAGAGATATATCTATATCATTAGACAAACATGCAGTAATATCCTATAATAAAAGACATAGATATGGTAAGCCTACGAAAAGCCAATATTGGGTATCTATTTATGAAGATAGTTTAGAAAGGTCATGTATGAGAAAGATTTCTGATTTTGAATATTCGTCAGTACTACAAAGAAATGAAAAGTATAATTATACTGGAACAACTTATAATTTAGAAGTAGAGGATGATAATAGTTATGTAGCAAATGGGATAGTTGTACATAATTGTGTCATGACTATTGTAAATGCTACATCTATATTCGAAAAGAACGAGTTTTCAGAGATGATACACGAATGGATGAACAAACATGTTGATAAGGAAATAGTTGATTACATAAATGAGTGTATGAAAAAATCTGATTATATAGAAAGTAATGATTACACACACTTTTTAGATGTGAAGAAAAAAACACTTGGTTCTAGAACTGGTGGTGGATATGGTCAGAGCAAATATAAGTCAAGTGGTGGATATGGAAGACGCAGGTAATCAGCTAGTTTTCCTCCATAGTAACAAGCAGTCCATTATTTGACAATTTTTCTTTCATACTAGAAATAGTCTCATAATCACCATACTTAACATCACAAATACCTTTAAAGTGTACAATGTGTGCACATTGATTTGCTTGTTCTTTTTCGTGTCCACATATATTTATCAAACACTTAATAACATGTTCAAATGAATTATGGGAGTCATTGTGTAAATCTAGTCTATATGGACTAGATAATATTTCTTCTACTTCTGTCTTAGTTTCTTCTTTTATCTTTGTCATAGCTATTAATTAAATGTTTTTATAGTTTTGTTAATTGAGTCGATTATTGTAATCTTTATCTTTTGTGTTTCTCCCCACCTAGCGAATTTTTCTAAATGCTCAGCCCTATCATCATACATAGTGAAGTGTTCACATTTAGTATTTTCTATTTGATTTTCAAATAGCTTTACTTTAAATGTAAATGTATCGTGACCACTACATAAATGAACCTCATCAAAGGACATATTGTGGCTTCTAATAATTTCTTCAACACGGGATCTCATTCCCATTACTCTATTCTGTCTCCCAGTAGCCATAATGACGTAAGAATCTGGTCTAGCAACTGCATTTAGATATTCTTCATAAATCCAATCAACCTTTGGTATATCAAATACATCAGTATCTAAAGAGTCAGACTTACCCCACCAACCTCGGTGTCCCCAATCCTCACCAGTCTTTTCTTTCCATATAACTTTACCTTCTTTTGGCTCTGGTGTTAAGCACAGTGTTTTGTCAAAATCGAAACAGTATAGTTCTTTAATCATTTTTTTTGACAAATATATAGATAATATGTGGATAATGCAAAATAATATATAAGAAAAAAATAAAATATATGAAATTAGATAATAAATCAATACTAATAACAGTCTTATTCTTTCTATTAGTATTTTTTATATACAAGGAATATTTCGAAACAGATGATTCATACAAGGAAGATATAGAAAGGCTTAATGCTAAAAATGAGAGTCTTATAGCCAAAAGAGATTCCTTGACATTTGAATTAGATAGTATAAAGGGAGAATATGTTTTATTAAAAGAAATGGATAGTATACTTTCTACAAAGATAGAACAAAGCCAAGATTCTATAATACAAGCTAAGAGAGAAGCATATCTTAGTAAGAAATTATTAAAATCTCTGCAAGCTAAAATAGAAAAGAATAAAAAAGAAATAGATAGCCTAAATAAAGCACCTGATAAAAGTGATGAGAGATTGCTTAAATCTTTAAAAATAAAATTAAATAAATGAGAAAAAAAATAATAATAACTTTGATAGCCATCCTATCAACATTTGCTCTATATGGTCAAGATTATCCTAAATATGAAAAAGATTCTTTGGGTAATCAGTATGTTGTTATAACAATGGAACAAGCTAGATATGTTGATACTAAGTTAGATATACTAGAACTTATGGAAAAGAATGACATATTAGGACAAGGCTTGGATTCAATAACAATAAGGGTTGTGAATGATTTAGAAAAAGTTATAGGTGAGCAAGAGATACAAATAACCAATTTATTTGAGTTAGTAAACAATAAAGACGAACAAATATTAAACTTACAATCACAAATAGCTAATAGTATGTTAATAGAAGAAACTTATAGATCACAAGTTGGTAATTTGAATACTAAAGTTGATATATATGAAACACAAGTCGATAAATTAGAGAAAAAAGTGTTTTGGGGTGGTGTTAGTAGCATTATTGTTATAATAGGTGCATTCTTAATTGGTGGATCATTATAGCAAAAAAGAGAGTTTAAGATATTAATATATAAATTATAAAAATAACAAAAATTATGAAACGCATTCAAAATTTCGAATCACATAGAACAGATAAGAAAGTTAGTAAAGACAAAACACCAAATATAAATGAAAATGTATTTCAAGTAGAAGATACATATAAAGTTAGAACAACTATTGATGTTCCTAAAAGTCTTATAAACGCTTATAGTAAGAAAGTAAAAGATGAAACAGGTGAGGACTTAAAGAAACTTTTTGGCGATTTCGACATTGCAGAAGAGTTAGTTAAGCATGTTGCTAAAAAGTTCTTAGATAATGACATACTATCTTCAAGAGCCTTGATAGGTGGTGATAGTGAAGGTGATCAAGTACAAATACAACCTCAAATCCAAACACAAGAAGATGGTGGTCAAGAAGAGCTACAAGACGAAACACAAATGCAAGACGAAACACAAATGCAAGACGAAGAAGGATTTGACAAAGCACAAATGCAAGACGAAGAAGACCAAACACAACAAGACCAAACACAACAAGCACAAGACGAAGAAGGGTTTGAAGATGTAGAGGAAGAGGAAGATGATGATGAAGATTTGCCAATATAATAATTAAAAATACTAAATAAATAAAATCCCTGTCAAAGAAATGATGGGGATTTTTAATATATAATACTATGAAATACATAAATACATTCGAAAGCAATAGAACTGATGATATTCTTATAATCGTTGATGTTCAAAAAAGTTTTAAAAAGTATTTTACTGATAATTATGTTAAAGAATTAAAAAAGTATTGTAATGAATTTGATGAGGTGTTCCAAATATGGGATAATCACATAAATGGTAAAGTGGGGAACGAATATTTATTTGATCATGATCCAGAAATAAATATTGGGCAAGATTTATATCATTTTCCTAACCAAACTGAAATTATAGAAAAAAGGTATAACTATGATGTTAGTGTAGATTATTATAAAAAGATATTAGATAAAAACACCTATGATAACATAAAGAAAAAAGAAAGTAATGATAAACTAATTAAGGGTGAAATGTTCAAAACAACTAAAGGAACTGCAATTGTATATATTGGAAATAATCATAAATGGTTTCAAATCCCTAAAAAACTATATAAAAGACTAAGTAATGATAAGTATAGAAGATATGTTATAGTAGGTGGTTCTGATACTGAATGTCTAGAAGATGTTTATATTTCTAGTAAATCGATTGGTGTTGATATATCTAGAAACAAAGGATATATATACTCTGGTAAAAATTGTCCTATTAAATAATTATAGTACGCTGGCAAATATCTCTATGTCTCTTATCTTGAAACCAATTACCATATATTCTTGAAACCTATCAGGATCTTCAAAAAATTCAACTTTAAGTTCATACTCAATGTTATCAACCTCTGGAATATAGTCTGCTATTTGTGCTTTAATATCCCCCTCTATAAATTCGGCAGATAATTTAGTTTCGTACAATAGGTTTGGTAAATCAGCACCAAAATTAGGATCGCCTAATAAATCACCCTTATTTGTGAATATTATCATCTCGTACTTCTGCACAATAACTCTTATGACATCATCTTCAACCAATTCTATGTTGTTAAAACTAGGATGCCCAGGGTATTTTATGTAAAAATCGGTAAAACTAAGTGATGCCATTGTTTATATATTAATTTTGTTTATCTTTGTATATAAAATATATAGAATATGAAAGTATTAGAAAATTTTAAAGAATTAAAAGAAACACAAAAAGCTAAAGTATTTAAATATAAAATATTTAAAACAGAGCCTCTTGAAAACCTATATAAATACAAAGATCATAGGAGACTACAAACATTCTATCACAAAGGTGTTAAATGTGTAGAATGTGGACACGTAGGAACACAAATAGGTCATGGGTTAGATAAGGCAGGAAACATTCATATTGACATATATGATGACAACCTTTATCCATTAAACGTTGACCACATTATCCCTAAGTCTAAGGGTGGTGCTAATCATATTGATAATTACCAACCAATGTGTTATGGATGTAATAACAAAAAGGGTAATGGTGATGAAATTAAGCGAGTGAAAACTAAGAGGCAAATAAAGAACGAATTAAAAAAGTGGTTAAGCGAAAATAGAAAGGCTCAAGATATTAAAGTGGGCGATTTTATATACAAGGCTACTTATGGTGAAGAATTAGGTGTTGTAAATAAGATAATAGAACACCCACATCATAAAGGAAATGTAGGTGTTATGGTAGTTGGTAATGATGTATCTATATACACATCTTCACATGTATTTAAAAATTTAGATTAAAATTTTTCTAAGTTTACCAATTACTGTTAGACCAAGAACTATAGGATCAGTCGAGTTTTCTAATAAATTAGAATAGTCAGATATTATAAAATTACACTCAAATAATTTATCTATATTTTTGTTTCTCTCAATTGACCAATCTATGAATGGCTTACCTAAAAGCTTAATCATAACATCTATTCTTTCAGAGCCAAATTTAGACATCAAAAAATGATATATTTGCTCATAATCTAGCTCGGAATTATACAGTACC